GTGAAAAAGTTCCTTCATGGGCAACTTTATTAAACGGAGAAGAAACTTCTAAAAAATCAAATGAGCAAAAGGATGCAGATAATGCCAATGGTAAAGCAGGTTCTGCTTCTGAACCTCAAACCGATAATGTAACAAAAACAGAGGAAGTTATTGTTGCAGGTGATGGTGGAGTTCATGAAATTCCACAAGAAGGTGAAACTGGTGTAGGTACAGATGAAACTTCTAAAGAAGGTGAAACAGATACAAATGTAGGTAAAGCTCCTGAAGAAAAAACGGAAGCTGAACTTATGGCAGAATATGATGCTCTTTTAGATGAAGCAGTTGAAAAAAATATTATGCTTGAGGGGGCAGACACTAAAACAATCGTTGAACAGATTGCAGAATTAAAAAAATTATTGGGTAAAGAATAGGAAAAAATTATGTGCATTATTACATCAACAGTTACAGTTGCAGGTATTGCAATAAGTGCTGCAGTTGCAAATACAATGCTTGCAGTTGGTGCTGTTGCAACGATTGCTTCAACAGTTCTTGGTACGGTTTCCTCTGTTCAGCAGGGGAAATCGCAACAAGCTATGTATAATTATCAGGCTCAAGTTGCAAATGAAAATGCAAAAATTGCAAACAAAAATGCAGCAAATGAAAGACAAACTGGTATTGAAGAAGCTCGTTTGCAACGAATGAAAACAATGCAAGCAGTAGGCAGTCAACAAGCTGCAATGGCTGCAAACGGTATGGATATAACACAGGGAACTTCGCTAGATATTATTGAAGATACTGCTGCAATGGGTGAACTTGATGCTCTACAAATTCAAACAAATTATGAACGAAAAGCACAAGCCTACGAACAACAAGCAAATAATTTCAATAATGAAGCGAATATGGATGTTATTGCAGGTAAAAACGCATATAAAACTGGAATGATAAATGCAGCTCAAACTGGTTTGAACGGTGTTGCAAAACTAACTGACGTTTCTTCTAAATGGCTTGGTTTTGGTGGGGGTGGTACTTCTTCTATTAAAACAAAGAATAAACTTAGTGGTGGTACAAAAGGCGATAATATAACCTTTTCATAAATATAAGGAAAAATAAAATGGCATATTCTAAAGTTGGCATATTTAATATGGCTCTAAATCATCTTGGTATAACGGCTTCTATTTCTACTAACAGTATGAATAAAGATAGCAAAGCAATTATTTTGAATAATTTTTATGAAACGGCAAGAGATGAAGTTTTAAAGGCTTTTGATTGGGGGTTTGCAAATGCTTATAAAGATTTAACTTTATCAACAGAAAAATCACCTAATCCTAGATTTCCTTATGTTTATGATTGTCCTAATGATTGCATTGCAGGTAGGGCAATCATTGATACGGTAAAAGGTGATGAAAGAAAATTTGAACCTTATATCAACTCTATTGGGGAAAAATCATTTTTGGCAGAAGTTGAATGTGCTAGATTGCGTTATACAAAAAGAGTTGAAAAAGAAGTTTTATTTGAACCTGAATTTGTGTTTGCTCTTTCTTATTATTTAGCAGCACTAACAGGTGAAAGCATAACAGGACAACAGAAAAAAGCAGACTCTTGTTTACAAAAATACGAATGGCGATTAAGCAAAGCAAAACAACTTAATGCACAAGAAGGTGCAGCTGATGATGAAGATAATTCTCAATATTATGACGTAAGGTAGGAGGGGTAAATAATTTCAGCTTGTAGAATTTAATACAAACTTGGAAGAAAGGTGAAAGATGGCAGGAACAAGATTAACTCAAACAAGTTTTTCTAGGGGCGAATTAGCTCCTGCTCTTTATATGAGAACAGAAATTGAACAATATTCTCTCGGATCTAAAGAAATTAAAAATGGTTTTATACATCAAGAGGGTTGTGTTTCAAATCGTTCAGGATTTGAATTTATCGGTGAAGTTAAAGATAGCACTAAAGAAACTCGGAATATTCCATTCAGTTTTAATTCTGAACAAACATACATAATTGAAGCAGGCGATATGTATTTTAGATTTATTCAAGATGGTGGTTATATTGTTTATTCTGATGAATATAAAGATGAAAGCAAGAGAGGGCAAATTGTAGAAATTGAAACTCCGTACAAAAAGGAAGATTTAGCTAATTTAAAAATTGTTCAATCTGCTGATGTATTAACTATTACACATATTGATTATACTCCTCGTGAGCTTATCAGATACGATCATGATAATTGGGAATTAAAAGAAATTATTATTGAACCATGTATTGCAGCTCCGACTAACATAAAAGCCGTATGGACTGGGAAAACGGACAGCTACACAAGAACTTATAGCTATCTTGTTACGGCAGTAGATAAAGAAACATTAGAAGAAAGTGTTCGTTCAGCAGTTGCATCTGCAACAGGACACAGAGAAGCTAATTGGCTTTCAGGCGAATATATGACAATAACTTGGAATGCCGTTGAGGGAGCAGCAGAATATAATGTTTATAGAAATGTAAACGGTATTTATGGATATGTCGGAACAGCAGAAGGTACAAGTTTTGTTGATGATAATATTGAACCTGATTTAAAAGAAGCTGCTCCTATATTTGAAAATCCTTTTGAAGAAGGCAATAATCCTACTTGTGCAACTTATTTTCAACAAAGAAAAGTTTATGCAAGTAGTAAAGATAATCCTCAAACATTTTGGGCTTCACAGCTTGCAACTTCAAACAATTTTAATATTTCAAGGCCATTGATTGCATCTGATGCAATTACACAAACTCTTGCTGATAGAGAGGTTAATGAAATCAGACATCTTGTAGGACTTAATCATTTAATTGCATTAACATCAAATACAGAATACAGAATAAATGGTTCGGATGGTGTTTTTGAAGCCAATCCTTCACCAGTTGCAACTGTTCAATCAAATTATGGTGCATCTCATGTTCAGCCGATAATTTCAGGGAATATGATAATTTTTGTTCAATCAGGTGGTTCTGTGCTTCGTGATTTGGGATATGATTATCTTTCTGATAGTTATAATGGTGCTGAATTATCTTTATTCGCAAGTCATTTATTTGAAGGAAAAACTGTAAAATATATGGCTTACGCAAAAGAGCCTTACAGATTGATTTGGATTGTATTCTCTGATGGAACTTGTGCTTGTTTAACATATAACAAAACTCAAAAAATTTGTGGTTGGACTAGAATTGTAACAGATGGCTTTTTTGAAAGTGTTGCTGCAATTCGTGAAGGTCAAGAAGATGTAGCATATTTTGTTATTAGAAGATATATAAAACCTGCTTATCAGGGAAGCTATGAATTTGTTGATAGTGTAGAAAATTCTGATGGAACAATGACATATTCTTATGATTGTTCCGGAACTACATATTATTCTGCAAAACCTTTTGAGCTTGGAGCTGATGTTTATTCTGATATTGAGCTTCAAAATTTTGTGGGAAAAATTAATGTATTAAATTCTTCTGAAAATAATGTAACAATAGGTGGAACTTTAAAAAGATATATTGAACGAACAAAAAAAAGAATTATTAAAAAAGTTCAAGAAGGCTTTTTTGTTGATGCAGGCTTGAGTGCAAAATTCAATCATGAAGTTAGTTTGCTTTCAGGTTTATCTCATTTAGCAGGCAAAAAGGTTATTGCA